GCTTGGAGTCGGCCAAAAGCAGAGCCTATACGGCGGGATAGATCAGCCATCCGTTCTGCAACTTCTGTAGCTGTGGCGGGTGTTCTATTAGGGTCGCCCAGCATATCATTATACAGCGCACGCTTAATGTTATTGCGCATGTCAGACAGGATAAGGTTTGCCACATCAAACGAACCAGCAGCACGGATAGGCTGCAACCCGTTAGATGTTGGAGACTTTGGAATGATCGTTCCGGGAACCAGATTGATGCTGTCAGTGTTGATCACTCCATCATCGTCCATCTGGTAAATTCCAGAGATCGCCATTTGCGCATTCTCAAGGACAAGTTCGATTGTGAGGTTGGTTGTCTTGATTGCGCTAAGCGAGTTAACCAGTGGGCCGCGTCCGTAGACTTCCCCTGCTGCTTTCGACCAGCGGAAGCAAACAAAAGGATTTGACCCAGCACCTTCTAAAACCTCCTGATGAATTAGCTCCTTAGTTTCTTTTTCGATGACGTAAAACCCATTACGCTCGACATTTGGTTTGTCATACAGACGGCAGACAACCTCGATGATCTTCACCTTTCTATCTGGTGAGTTCATCATTCTGTCTGTAATCACAGGCGGCAAGATAGCTTTCGGGTAAGCAATAGGCAGATCTTTACAACGCAACTCACGCTCACGATAAACGTGATCGATGCGATCATCTGGCCCGTTCTCCAATACAATCTGCGGCAGTGGCACAGCGTTGAAGCGCACAGGATTAACTGCGTCACCTTCTTCAACCAGTAGGCACCCAGTGCCAACTGCCAGATCAAGGAAACTCTCATGCGCTTCCTGACCAAAGTTTGAGTTCTGTATTATCTCAAAGACATATTCGGTTACTTCATCAAGCTCGTTATCGATAGCTTCAGCTTGTGATTTATCTACCTCAGAGCCAGCAATGAAGTCAGCCCAGCGTGCAAAGTTTGGGCAAATGCCATTCTGTAAGCGCGATGCAAATTCCTGCACACCAACAACAGCAGTTTCGTCAAAGATACGATCATCCCTGCGCTGCCCTGCTGATGTTTTAGTAAAGCCCTCGCGCTGTGGCAGCGCGTACTCGTAACATTCATCAAACAAGCTCTCAAACAAAAGCCTGTGAGAGCGTGCTTTTTCATATCGCTGTAGATAGGTTTTGGCTATGCCGTCATGCATTATTCATACTGATTGTAGTATCCGATGCCACCGCTAGAACTTGTTAGCAGTGATCGTTTGCCTACACCTTTCTTTTTGCGCTGAACTGTCTCTTCCAATGCCTTGTCACGATTGCGGCGTGCCTCGGCAGTTTCCTGAGCCATGCGATCTTTGCGATCCTGTTCGATAGACGGATCAGGGGCAGGCATCTTTGGTGATTGAAATACACACATGATTCCCTCTTACTGTAATGCATTAATGCAAGACAACGCACAAAATTACATTCTTGCCCACAATCCTTGCCTGCGTTGTTTTGGTTGTCTGGTAAATACATCGTAGCTGCGCTTGGCTTGAAAGGCTTGAGACTGAGAGCCATGCCCCAATACCTGCCTGCCTTCACCCGCACCCAGCATCAAATATTGCAGTGCATCATGGATATGAGAGAAACGATTTTTATCAGGACGGTCATCATAACGCTCCCCCGACACCTGTATGCGGCGATACTGATAGCCACCCTCAAATCCTTTAATCAACTCCTTGCATCTGCGATCAACTAAAAATCCTGGTTGTCCCTCTATCATGCGTGTGAGTGTGCTGCTTACAGACTCAAGACGCAGAGATACATCATTGCTTGGGGCAGGGCGTGCCATCAATCCAGCACCGCGCAAGACTTGGAACGGGGTAGACTCATCAGTCTGTGCGCGGAAGTCACCAGCAGGATCGCCAAAGATATTGATCTCACAGTTAGCATAACGCACTGCAATCTCTTGGCGCAGTAGTTCGGCAAAGCGAACAATGCCCATATCAAACGCCACGATCTCTTGCAGGATAAGCCACCTGCCACGCACCTTCTGCCCAAACACAGCAGCAGGGGTCAGTCCAAAGTCGATACCAATAAACACAGGCATACCATCTGCTACTGGTATTTCTTCATCAGCAACATGCTGATCAAAGGCAAACATATTATAAACAGGCTTGCCATCTTGGATTGAGCCAAGACGGTTCATCACATACACATCAATCCAGCTTTTGCCTTTACCTTGGATGAGGTTTGGATAATAGCTGTCCAGCATGTGCTTCTGGTTTTCAGCTTCATCATTCGGCTTGTATTCCTTGATGCCGCCATCTTCTTCTTTGATTTCTCGCATGCCTGCTGGTTGCGTATAGAACGACCAGTTGTCAGGCTTGACCAGCATCTTGGCCTCATCCTTGTTAATGTGATCAGGGATAGGAACCTCGCCAGACATGATAGGCCACCAGTGATCTTCTTCTGGCGCATTGGTATCGGCGATAACACCTGTCCAGCTTGGCCCACCCTCACGCATAGAAGGGAAACGCCCAACACGCATAGTGCAGGCATCGATGATCGACTTAGGTATCTCCCTAGCCTCATTGATCCAAATGCCAGTAAGCTCAAGCGACAAGAGCTTCTTAACATCCTCGGGACGGTCAAGGGCTAGGAAGATTACTTCAAGGTCTAAGTCACCTTTTTTAATGTGATGCGTGTAAGGCACCGACCAGAGAAACTTGCCCCAGTCATTCTCTGGAAACCAGTCGAGCCAAGTCTTGATTGTAGTTGTTCTAAGCTGAGGGTTGGTGTTACGGATGATTGCCCATCTGCTTCTACGCTTGCCATCCTCATTAGGCTTTTGAGCCAATGCACGGCGAAACACCTCAACGCAACAACCCACTGACTTGCCAGAGCCAACTGGGCCGCGAATGCCTCGGAAGAATGTATCGTCCTTCATAAAGGATTTAAGTATCTCCCCATCCGGCTTGTACTTAAACTTCATTAACCTTCATGTCCTTACCAACTTTGATTAGACGCTCAACAGTCTCAGGACCGATGACAGCTATCATCTTGTCTGCCTCATAGTCGGTGCAGAACTCCCTTGGGTAATGCTTGAAGTGAACTTGCTTCACAATCTTACGCAGCACCTGCCGCTCTTCAATCTTCAAGGTGTGTAAGAAACTCATCTGTATCGCTTTGCTGTTTGAGCCGCGCCCTTGGGCTGCTTGGAAAACTGTTTGCCAGCTTTGGTGTCCTTGCGCTTCTTAGCTGTAGACGCTGCATATTGTGACGAGGACATATTCTTGATTGCTGCTGATGGCAGGTAACGCTCACCAGTTGCTTTCGGACCTTGCGTTGATGGCTTGCCAGACTTGGTGCGCCACTTCTGCTTTGTCCAATTCATCAGGCTGCGTTGTGACTTTGCCCTAGCCACGGTATCCACCACCCTTGGCTTTGTATTGTTTGGCAAGCATCTGGGCTTTACGCGCCGACCATTGACCCGGTCTGCCGCCCTTGCCACTAGCCTTGATCTTATTGAACAAGCTCTTGCGCATTGTAGGCTTGGTGTAATTACCTGCTGCATTTACTGCCATGACAATCTCCTATGTTAAGAATGACCTGCGGCCCGGTCCTCTGGCATTCGCACTGCTTCTGCGTCTGTTCAGAGGAATCAATGATCTGCGTGTACCATCAGCAGCAGCAAGTTCTACATCAGGGGCAGGGGCGGGTTGAGAGGCAACATTGTCTGATGGTTTGTCATTGTCACCAGATGCACGTTTCGTCATAGCTGCTGCTGCATCTGCAACAGGGTCACGCCCTGTCAATGATCCACTCTCACTGCGTGATCCAGTTACATTGCCATCCTTGTCGTAAACAGGTGTGCCACCAGCCCTTAGATCACGAATGATTCTTTCAGCAAAGAAATCACTCATCGTGTCCAAAACATTAAATGCCATAGGACGCGCGATGACTTCCATCAGTGTCTTTGGGTTGTTGCGATTATCAATGCGGTCCTGAACATTCTTGACTGCATTGTTCATAACAACAGCCTGCTGTGCTGACTTCCCTATCGGCGTGCGATTGGTTGGCCCACCTCTGGTAGCTGATGCAGGTTGATTGCGTGGACGACTGGTGCGTTGAGGACGAGAGAAATCTCTCGCCCTTGTATCTCTTGGTGAACCACGACCACGTTCTCCATAGCTTGATCGGCTAGTAGATCTTGACGATCTACCGCTGCCAGTGCTGCTATATCCACCACCCCAATTATCAGGCATTACTTCTTCCTACGCAGCTTGGGGTTAGACATCTGTGGCTTTTTAGCTGCGGCCTTCTTTGCTGCTGCTTTACCTTTAGCTGTGTAAGGGAATTTCTTTCCGGCTACGTTAGGCATTGGCTTTGTTCCTCTTGCTGATTGCTTTTCCCTTTCTCACTGCATCCGCTTTTGAGGATGCCCCCCACGCCTGAAGGGAGAGAAGCAGGCGTGTGGGACGCCCCTTGCTGTCACGCTCTGGACCTTTCATATTGCCCATGCGTTGCAAGAAGGAAGCGCGTCTTGGATTGTCACCTGACTTTACTGGTGCTTTGAGTTTGCCGCCTTTGTAAGAGGCGCGACCTTTGGCGTTGAGACCACCTTTGGGGTTCTTGCCTGCTTTCCTTGTCCATGCTGGTGTCTTTGGTGCCATTACATAGTTTCCGCTTTTGCTGTTCCAAACAAACTCTCCATTGCAATATCAAAGAATCCTTTGCGCTCTTCATCCATAGGGCCGCTAGGGAATGAAGGGTCTATGTCATTGCGCTCAAACCAGTCAGGGCGAGGACGAGGAATGTAGTTGTCCAATGTCTCAGTAGTGGCAATCATCACAGGCTCTATTGGTTCATTAACCACAGAAGAGAAGGCGCGATTGCCAGTAAGAACAGATGCAATAGTGGTTGCATCAAACCCGATCTCTTCCATTACATCACCTACGCTGTCACCAAACTCAGCTAGGAATGACGGAGAGTCGTATTTGTTTGTGAGTGTATATCCACCCTGTCCATCAACATTGCGGTTGACGACATACCTGCCCATAAAATTATTCAAGGACTCAGGCAGCGTGCCATTGTAAGCATTCGGATTACCAAGGTTGATGCGCACCTCGCGCCCAACATCACGGCTGTCATCTTTGTAGTCACGACTGCCAAGAACAAAAGACAGATTATGTATTTTGGTAAAGCCACCAATGCCTGACGTTAGTGTTTCGTAAATAGCTTTGGCATTGCCAGTCATGCCTTTGTACTGCTGCTCATATTGCTCGGCAGTTAAGACAACATCATCAGGGGTTCGATAATAATTTTGATCATAAGAATCTACCAAATGCACATCACCATTTGGTTGCAATTCAAATTTACCAGCACCAATAGTTGCATACGATCTTTCAGCAGCACTCATGTTTAACATCGCTGAGTTAGCCATCTGGTTGCCAGAACGAATGCCGAAAGATGCAATGTCTCCGTAAGCTGGCTTATCAAAGCTGCCAGCCCCAAGACGCCGATACATATTTAAAAAGAAATCTAGCTCATCAGGTTGCAACGAATCTTCAGTAATAGGCATCTGCTCTTTCATCAAATCGCCCATTAATACATCTGAGATGGCAGCTTTTGCTGGCGTACTTGTCACCAGATCTACCAGCTTGCCAAGCGTTGTACCTGCCGCACCAGCCTGTCTAGGCTTGGGAGTGGGCAGGGTTATGTTCACCATGTCATTGTCTATGATGCCAGCACGCACTTTCTTCTGTGTGTACTCATCAAGCTGCGCAACACGATCAGCAGCATCATCAGCATAGAAGTAATCAAAGACTCTCCGCAGGACGCCATTGGTTTCCTGCGGCATGGGTTCGCTTTCATCCCAGTTAAATGCGCCAGCAAGAAAGCCTGTTGTGTAACGAGAGTTGTCCATAGACGCGAGTATCTAAGGGCAATGAAGAAAAGCGCAACGCACATTTGCCACAATTAAGTGAGATACTTTCCCATGAAAAAAATAATATTCATTACCCCGTTCCTGTTCGTGCTGCTGTTCAGCTTTCGCATTGACTATCTAGGCAAGCTGATAAGAGCAGAAGGCGCAGAAGCATTAAGCTATCCAGACAGGGTGGCTATCTATCTCTACAACATACCAATGGCTGTAGGCGGCTTGCTGATAGGTTGCCCAGAGGTCGCACTGGAAACTCTGGCATTGATGCTGCCAATGGACAGAAACAAAACCTATGTGGTTGATAGCGACTTTGCCCTATCAAGCCCACGCATCAAACGCATAGTGGATAACTACCAGCCAGCTATGGGGCGGGTGCCTATAGGCAAGGTTAGATACGATGACCTGCGAGTAACATTAGCAGTAGGAGGGGGCGGGCTTACATGCAGCAAGACGGAATGCCGCATTAAAGTGCATGTCGCATACTCAGAGAACGCAGCTAAAGTATTCTGGATAGACGAGGCAATATTCAGCGGATTGCAAGATCTTGGCTGGCTAAACCCGTATTGGCTGGAGTATCGGTTTGATCGAACCTTGTGAGAGAAAAATGCTTGGGCTGGACCTATTGCGTTGGTCTAGCGTCCGTTTTTCCCCCCACCCCCTCGCTATCATCACATGGCTAGGACAGGTCAATCGACACTTGTATATCACCAGCATGTAGATGCATGTGCTTGTCTGCGGCCTTGTATCCAGCCCTGTCCAAGATATCCTTGCTGGCCTCAAGCTGGACGTACTCACTCTTGGCACCCTGCGCCAGTTGCAACACCTTAGCAGCAGCAGTTGTAGCATTCAGTCCAATACTCTCGCCCACTCTCTGCATCATATACTGTTGCACATGCGGTAGCTTCAAAGCCTTGCTGGCTGTCACTCTCCCAGCGTCACCTTTCG